GTTGCGTCGCTATGCAGCGGCGGCTCCGTCACAGCCCGAAAGCGCAACTCGGCGACATAGAGCTTCGTCTTCGGTTCGCGGCGGCTCTGCGTCCTGAGATGCAGCAGGCTGACGAGGTGATACGCTCCAAGATCGAGCGCCACATCCTGCAGCAGGGCGTGGAGACGCGAGGCCGCCAGCTGCGCCTGCCTTCGCCCACCCACGTCGAAGCAGATTTCGAGCGATACCAAATGCTCCTCGCCTCTCTCGGTCGAAGTCGAATAGTCGTTGCTGACGAGTTCGCCGATCAGCACGCAAGGAAGCTTTCGCCCGGTCACCAGCCGATCGCGGATACCGTCGTCGCCGATCATGACGAGAAGCTCTGCGTCGCCGGTCAGGCGTGCATGGATAGCCGTCAGCAGTTCATTGGCTGCGCTCATGGCTCTCGCCTCCGTTTGCCGGCGAATTACCTGCGGTATCTCTAGCTAACCGCGCCAGGATCGCCGCCAGATCGCGGAGCGTGATCGAAAGGGCAGTGCTCATCGTAACTCTTCCTCGCAGAGGCAGCAGAGGTAGCGGCCGGTCTCATCCGGATCGCGCCAGGTGCCGATGGCAAACAGCCGATCGCCCTTGCGCAGCCGCATCCCGGCCCTGATGTCGCTGCGGAACCGCAGCCAGATACGGTGGGTCAGCGTGAAAACATCCGCGCCCGCCCGCTCCTCGCGCACTTCGCTCACCGGCTCGATCCGCGCCCACATGGAAGCAATTGCGGCAAAGGTGACGGTCGCGCCACCCTGCCCGTCCGGCGCTTCTTCCGGCGCCTCCAGGTCGAGCGCGCGGTCATCTGGCCGGGATCGAAGAAGACGGATCGCATCAGAGCCTCCGCATCAGGAACGGCGCCACCAATCGGTCGTAACCAGCGGGTACGTCTGCTGGCTGGTCCTCGACGGCGACGGCGCCCCTGAAGGCGAACATCTGGGCGACATGCATCAGCATCGCCCGCTTCAGTGTGTCGGGCACCTCGGCACCGCTCTCGCCGAAGCCGGCGGAAAAATCGATCTCGATGCCGCTTGCGGCAATGGCAGGGTTCAAGTTTCGAGCCAGCACAGACGCGCCGGCCGGGCAGTACCGTCAAGCACATGGCCGGCCGCGGGCAAGACCACTTCCTCGCCCACCTCATCGTAAATGCTCAGGCTTTCAACCGCTTGCACCGGTCCCTTGGCAATCTGAATCACGCGATCTTCAGGTAACGATTCAAGATGGAGGCGCCAGACCTGGGTGATCAGGCAGAGGCCCGTCGTGCGCTCCGGATGCTCGCGGGCGACGCTGATCAGCGAGGCCAGCAGCGCATCTTCGCTGCCGTCATCAAGCCGCAGATGGGCCTTCACTTCCGCAAGCGTCAGCGCTTCCGCCGAAGGTGGGGTAATCAGTGCAAAAGTCATGGACGATCTTGGATTGGTTTGATGCAGGCATATTCGGCAGGCGGATACGAATAGTGGCCGCACCCGCCTTGCCCCGATCAACTCACGGCGAACTTGATGAGCTTGATCGCCTCGAAATTCTGCACTCCGCCGCCGACTCGCTTGGTTGTGTAGAAGAGCACGTAAGGCCTGGCGGAATAGGGATCGCGCAGCACGCACGCCGGTGCGGTCGACGACGAGATAGCCGGCGCGGAAGTCCCCGAAGGCGATCGACAGCGCGTTGGCCGCGATATCGGGCATGTCCTCGGCCTCGACAACAGGGAAGCCGACGAGCGAAGCCGCCTCGCCTGCCGTTGCCGGCGGCTGCCAGAGATAGCGGCCGTCACCATCCTTCAACTTGCGGACCTCGGCCTGCGTCTTGCGGTTCATGACGAAGTTGGCGTTCGGCCGATGCCCCGCCTTCAGCGAATAGATCGTATCGATCAGCGTGTCGGAAGCACCCGTGGTCTTGAAGGCGCCGGCCGCACCCGTCGCGATATAGCCGAGATTGCCCCAGCTCCAGGCGCTGTCGGCGACTGTAGTGTAAGCAAGGAAGCCCTTCGGTTTGCTGGTGCCGTCGCCGTTGACGAAGGCGGTACCCTCCTGCTCGGCAAAGACGGTATCGACCTCGCTGGATATCCAAGCCTCGATATCAACCGCGGCATCGTCAAGCAGCGCTTGCGTCGCCGCCGGCATGGCGTAGAGCTCCATCGTCGGGAAGGAAAGTTCGGCAAGCTGGGCGCTCGATGTCTGCGGGCGGGCCGCCGTTTCGGCCACCCAGCCGGCCGCCATGCCCGAGGTCGCAAACGGCTTCTTCAGCACCGAGCCAGAGACCTGGCGGACGGTCGCAAGCGAGCGGATCGGCGAGACGACGGAGAGGCGACGGCCGATCTCGGTGTCCGTCTCGGGCGGCACAAGATAGCCGCCATCGGTCCCCGACCCCGCCGACATTGCCTTCGCCTCGAGCTCGCGCAAGCCGGCCTCGTCGCCGCGGCGGATATATTGCTCGAACGCCGCCTTGTGCTCGTTCGACTCGACGCCGTTTCCGCCGCCACGTCCGAGCGGCGGCCGCGCCTTCTTCAGCGCCAGCTGGTCGAGCACCTTCTTCTGCTCGTCCATCGCCCGGTTGATGCGATCCATCTTGTCGCGAGTGACGACATCGGCCGCCACCTTCTCCCCGATCTCGCCTAAGCGGCGGTCGTTGGTGTCCTTGAAGGCCTCGAACGTCTCCATGAACTCGTCGAAGGCCACAGCCATCTCGGGCGCCGCCTTGATTTCCGGCGCGATCCTCGAACCTGTCTCATGCATGTCGGTCATGTCCCGTTTTCCTATCTGAAGGTTTCTGTCAGCATCATCCGGGCGGCCCGGCGCATGGCGCGGACCAGCTCGGTCTCCTTGTCGCGGAACCACCGCGCATTCTTGATGTTCTGCACGCGCGCCGACGGAAGCATCGGGAAGGTCACAACAGAGATCTCCCAGAGGTCGGCTTCAAAAATGCGGCGCACGCCCGACTTCGCATCGGTCTTTGCCCGCACGGTGCGGAAGCCGATCGAAAGCCCGTCGAGCGCGCCTCTCTTCAGGAGCTGGTGCACCTCGCGCGCCCGGGCCACACCCTCGGCAAGCATGCCCTCGACATAGAGACCGCGGCTATCCTCGCGGATGGTCTTCCAGGCGCCGATCGGCTCTGCCGGGTCATGCTGGAAGAGCATGCGCACGCCGCACGTCCCGCGTTCAGCCAGCGACTTGCGGAAGGCGCCGCGCTCGATGGCATCCTTGCCGAGATCGACTTCGCCAAAGACGCTGGCATAGCCGGAGAAGCTGCCGTCGCGCTTCAGCCCCCTCAGCTCCAGATTGGCGAACTTGCGCGTATCCGCGCCCATGGGTGATCGCACCAGCGCGCGGCTTGCGGTCATGATATTCTCCTCGTTGTAAACTGTTATTCCGGCTAGCGCCCGCGCGCCGTATCGTCCTGCGAGGCGCGACAGGATGCCGAGACCCCACCAGGCACAGATGCCTGCCGCCGCCGACCCGACAGCACGACCTCAGAGGCCGAGAGGCGATCCGCCAGCGCCAGCCTTTCGGCAATCCAGATACCCGTCGGGCCGCCGAAGATCGTCCCGCAGGCAAGGCCGGTGAAGAAACGGCTCGCAGCCTCCCGTCGGCTTTTCGGCAGGAGATAGACGAGCGACACCGCTGCCCCCGCCGACGCGCCGAGCGCCCTGGTCGCCCAGAGCCCGGCATCGTTGGAAAGGTCTGTGATCGCAGGGATCCTTGGTTGGCGAAGAACGACAGCCGACCGGCGGTCACGACTTCGCGCCGCCGTATTCGGGGTGCCGTCCTCGCACTTCAGCGAATCTTTTGAATCGCTTGGGTGCGTTTGCTCGAACATTGAGTCCAGGCGCTCAGAGTTTGATTCATGCGCCGGCGCAGGCTTTCAATACCCCACCGCCTGGCGCTTCTCCTCGTCCGTGAAGAACGCCGCGCTTCCCAACCTTGTCCATAGTTGATCGCGTTCCGCCGCAAGCCCGGCCACCTTGTCGAGATCGGACTCAAGCCGCAGGCGGTCTTCGTAATGTCCGGAGAGCCAGGCGGAAAGCGAGGCCGCGGTGCGGGTCAGCATCGGCAGCACGGTCAGCCGATAGAAGGCGCGGTTCGCCTCCTGGTAATAGGCATAGGTGTTGTCGCCGGGAATGCCAAGCAGCAT